TAATGGTTGTTGTATTATGTTCATAACTCTATTGTTTCAAAATGTGTTATTATATCTGCCTTAAAATTGTTTAACAATTCAGTATCTAATTTTTCAAGTTCTATGCTCATTGGTTTTGAAAAGAAAGAAGTTGCTGCAAGTCCTTTTCTTTGTATTGACTTTGAAAATAGGTATGCCAAACTTTTAGTCTTAATAAACCTTCCTGTTTCTTTATCCCTGCCTTTAATCCCTTTTCTACTTATCCACTTTTCTAACGCACCTATGTTAGGTGAATTACCTACTCCTGCTTTATATCTAAAAGGACTTCTTTTACGCTTTCCGTCTATATTGTGAAAGGTTCTTGTTGTTTTAGTACCTGAAACACCCTTATCTACAAAAGCAGCGTAGTCAGCACCTTTGAATACTAAATTGTAGCCATTGTTAGTTGCTTCAAGCCGATAGTTCAAACTATCACTTAATTTACCTTCCTTACCCTTTGCTTTTAATATCTGCTTACCTTTTCTTATTATATTTTTCGCAAATTGTCGTAGATACTTTTCTAAATTGTTTTTCCGTAACTTAGCCACTATACTGACGCTGCAAATACTTCTACTTGAATATTGTTTGAAGTAGTAGGTCTAACTTGTACTGACGCTAAATCTTCTAATGTACCAAAAGAAGGACTTGTATCTGCTTCTGCTAAAAGAATGTCATCACCATTACAAATTATATGTGATGCACCTGCTCTTAACCTTACTTGATACAAAGTTGCTGAACCTACAAATGCTACTTCACATTCGTTAGTGCTATCTAAGTTAGTTATTCTAAAATACTTAACATTATCCCTGTCTAAGTTACTACCTGCTGCGTGTGGTGTAGCACCAAATTCTGCAACTATTGTAGTTTGACTATGTGTACAGGTTATTGTTCTTTCAAAAGTATCTACAATGTCAGAAGTAGTAAGTTCATTAGTTGAACCTCTAACTGCACCATTTATAGTTACATTTTCTGTAATTGTTACTGTCAAATCTGCCATAATTATTTTTTATCTATTTGTTTAAGTTTATTTATTGCCCATTCTATACCACTTGTACCACCCCAAGCATCCCACATTAACCCACCACAACCCTCAGAATAAGGTACATCTTTGTTTTGTTGGTGTCGCTTAAAAGATGCCATTCGTGCTATTGTATCTCTACTTATGTTTTCCCTTCTTGCTAATTGTCCTGCTCTCGTCCAACCTACCCTTGTGCCACAATCTGTACCATTTTCTTCTTTCCATTTAATTGCCCTCTTAGCATTGTTTGTTGCTGATTGAGGGTAATCGTTGTAACTTTCAAGTTCTATGCTTATATCGTCTAATTTGTCTACTAAATCGTTATAGTTCATAAGTTATTTTTGGTGGTATTAGTTGTATTGTTAATTTTCCTATTTTTATTTTAAGCATATATCTGTTGCCGTTGGTATTTCGCAAGTGTCGTAAGCCCATTCAATAACAATAGGCAAGTTCAAAGTCCAACCTGCTAATGTATTGTCAAAGCGTTCTGTAAAAGGTTCTATTGTAAAGTCATCTGCCGTAAAGTATCTTGCTTCTTGCCCTGCTGATGCACTTGATAAATACAATGTGCTACCACTTCTAAAAGTTGCTATTATATCTAACATAATAGAAAGTGTATCTGATAATACTTCTTGTTCGTTTTCGCTTTCATCTGGCTCTACAATATCGGCTACAACTAATTGAAAGTTATGTTGTAATTGTCCTTTACTTGCATTTACATTTATTGTGTTTATATGCAACAAAGGAAATAAAGTGTTTTTGTTTAAGTCTATATCAAATATATCACCTGTTGTTACTGCTTGTATTTGAAAATGCTTTTCGCCTACGCACTTTATTGTATCTATTACATTGTTGTAACTTTTGTATCTTATACTATCTATTGCCATTTAATTTTACTTTTTGTGTTTCGTTCAAATCTAATTCGTAAGACAACCAAGTTAATGCTTCTAATAAAGGCCTTTCAGTTATGAACTCTAATTTTGAAAAGTCGCCACCTGTTAATCTATACATTACTCCGAACCAACCCCACTTTTCGCCAAATTCATTTCCGTTTGTATCTTGTTCGTTTTCTCCATTAAAAATAACGGCAAAGTTGTCAATAGTTCGTTCCCTAAATTCCAAAAAAAAACCAAACTTTGTTGTACCTGTTCTGCGTTCATTTTCTTTCTAAACTTTTCTGCTCGTTCCCTTCCGTCCTTATACGCTGCTACTGAATACATCTTACCTTCTTTGCTTGTTACAGGCCTAAACAGAACTGCCATTATCTTGTGCATATTCTTGTCTATTCCGTCCTTAATGTAATGTTCAATATCAGCCCATTCGCCTAAGGTTATTTCATCTAAGTCAGGAAGAAATCCGTATTCTATGCCGTCTATTTCAAAAACCTTTTTTAACTTACCTTCTATTTGTAACTTTGATAATCTTTCAAATATCGCTGCTACATCTGACAAAGACATTTCTTCTACTAACTTAATAGGCAAAGTTGATAGTGCCTTAATTGTTTCTTTTGCTTCTTGTGTCTTTGACTTCTTTTTACCTAATACTAATTGTTGCCATTTCTCTAATGTAACATCTTTCCAACTATCAACAATCTTATAGGTTTTTAACTTTCCTTTTTTCTTAACTTTGACTTTCATATTTAATAATAGAAAATTTGGATATTTAGTTTAGAATTGTATCTTTGCACTTTCTTGAATGTTTTAGTTATGAAATTAGTCGTATCGCTTGGTACGGCTTTTTTCTTTTATTGTACAAAATACCTTCCGTAGTTACTATCTATTTCGTAATACATTCTCATTGCTAAACTATCTGCAAAGTCAGGCGACCTTCCTATTAAGTTTTTAATAACATCTTTTTGTATTATTTGCAACTTTGTATCTCTATCTGCGTTTTTACTTCTAACTTGTTCAAGTTCTTCAATGATGTATTGCTTAATTGATATATCGTTAGTAGTTATTCCTATTTCGTTTTTGTTTATCTTTTCAGCAAGTTTGTAATAGCATTGTGTTTTTAAGTTCTGATAGTTTTCGTTTTTTAATGGCCTGCTATTATTTACAAAACCCCTACAACTCGGCAGCATATCAACTACACCACCACCTACACCGTCTTCGTCTATAATTATGTTAGCCCTTTTTACTTCGTTCTTAAATTGTAAGTCCTGTATTGACTTTGCTACTTCTGTTACACTTGACTTAGCGTAAGATTGTATTTGTTCTACTTGTAACCCATTCCATAACATTATTACTGTCTTGTCTTGTCCGTATCTTGCAACATCACAAGTAATATACTTTTCGCCTAATTGTGCTTGATTATTAAATAAATCTACAATATTATCGTATTGTATTAAGTTATCGTCAGAAGCGTCATATTCCCAATTACCAAATAGTAATCTTTCCTTAGTTAATTTGTCTAATGTTTCTAATTGCTTCTTGTAATATTTGCTTATGTATTCGTTGTCATCAACTAAACTTTGTATAAATTTCTTATGTGGTTTTATTGTGTTGTCTTTTGCAGGCCTGTAATATTGTGTGTAAGTCCAATTCTTTGCAGGGTTGCAAGTCATAATCATTTTAGGTATAATATTGTATTCATCTAATCTGTATCTTAATCTACTTGCTACAATGTTCTTTGCCTTTTCTGTTATTTGGTTTGCTTCGTCTATAAAAGCACCTGTTATTTCCAATGAACCTAAACTATCAAAGTTTCTATCAGAAGGGTATAAGAATAAATCTTTAAGTATTATTTGGCTTCCGTTAAAGAATGTAATAATGTTTGTACCTGCATTAAAGTTATAGTGTTGCCCTGATTTTACATTCCACTTTTCGCACACCTCAAAAAATGTATTTAATGTAGTTTTTTTCAAACTATCTAATTTGCTTCTCCCCATTAAGTATCTTGTCTTTGGGTATTTTAAGCAAACTAATATTAACCAAGCACAACCAACCCACGACTTACCACCACCTGCTGCACCACCAAATAAAACCTCAGTTGTAGTTTTATCAAATAAGTATCTTATTGCCTGTGATTGTGTGTTGGTGAATTTAGTATCAATATTCAACTCCGTCAATGTTGACATTTATTTTTATAGGTTCGTTACCACTACTAATATCTAATTCTGACTTTTCTATGTAACCTCTTTTCTTTCCTTTTGTCTTTAAGTAAAAGATTGTAGCAGAAGTATTGCCGTTGCTCATTTGTGAATGTAATTGACTTTCTGCAAAATCAAGTGCTATGTTTTCAATGTCTTTAACTTTCTTTGCAAAGTCCTTATCTTCTTTTAACCATTTGTAGTATGTACTTCTTGCAACCCCTACTGACTTAACTGCCGTTGTAACTACTCCTAACGATTTTTCCAAAGCATCTAAAACTGCTTCCTTTTTTATGTGTCTATTTTCGTCCATTGTCTTTTGGGTTTATGTTATCTTTTCTTTTAACTGCTCTTTCTCTTTTTTTAATATTTAACCTGCTTACTTCTTCTTTATAGGGGTAACAATGTTTCAACTGTGCAAGTGTATAATAAACAATACTTGCCCTGTAAAAGTTTTCTTTGTAAGGTTTTATAGGCATAACACCGTGAATTTCTTCTTGCCCTCTAAAAATACATAAAGCACCGTCAGATTGTTCTAATGCTATTTTGTATTCAGGTAAAACAAGTTCGCCACCTGTACAAAATTCTTTCAGTATTAAAACATTACTATAAGAACCTTTTATATTACCACTATCCCTATGGTATTTGATTGCGTGATTAACATTTATGTTTGCAGTTGTATAAGGTGTATCAACTAACCTGTAATCATCATTTACCATTTCTTTTGTTGTATTTAAGTCATATTCGTATAATTCTGGTAAGTATTTTTTGTAAATTTCGCAAAGTGTTTTCTGAAATGTAAATAATTTATTGAAGTTTTCTTTTTCTTCTATTGTTTTATTACTAAACCTACAAAAATCATTTCTTAATGCAACTCTCGGTAAAGCACCAAACACACTACTTTTAGTCGGTAGGGTATTTGCCCTGTAAGTTTCTACATAATTTGTATCTTTTACTGTTTCCCTAACATAACTCAATAAATCTTTTTCAATGTTTATATAAATACCTATGCATTGCCCATCTAAATAAAATGCAGTATCTTCTTTTATTACTTTATTGAAATGCTCTCTTTTTGGTGTGCTTTTTAATAAGGCATCACAGTTATTATATTTTGTTAAATTATAGTTTTTCATTTTCAAATATTTTGTAAAGTAAAGCCCTGTAATCTTCACAGTTATATCTATCTAAAAGTTTTTCTAATTTTTCTACAACATTTGTAAATTCTTGTGTTTCAAAAGGTATTGTTATATTTTTAATTTTAGCATCTAAAAACCTTTCTAACTTTTCATCTATACTATTTATACTGTAATCTTTATTGTTACTTATATCTTCCTCAGGTTGCCATACATCTAACCCCCATTCTTTAATCTTTACATTATCCCATTCATTACCAAGCATAGCCCAATCCCATTCTCCAAAACCTACATTGTCTTTTACTATAAATTCTTGCTTTTGTTCTTCTGTCAAACCTTTGGCTATTTTAACAGGCACTTCTTTTAGTCCTGCTTCTACACAAGCCCTGTAACGCATATTGCCGCCAAGTATAACATTATCTTCATCTATAACAATAGGTCGTAATTCTAACATTTCAGGAAAGTCCTTTATACTTTGTACTAATTTCTTAAACTTTTCGCCTTTTATTAAGCGTGGGTTGCTTTCGTTTGGTTGTAATTGATTGATTTTCATAATATATAATAGATTAATTTAACATTCATTTGGTAGTGGTAGATTTACACCTAATTCTGCAAAAGCCCATATCCTTATTTGTTCGCAATATTCGTTAAACTCTTTTTTATCTAACTCTTTGCTTTTGTCTGCTATAAACTTCTGTTTAAGTATTTCGTGCATTTCAAATTTATGGTAGCCGCAATGATGAGCAATCGGTAAAACTATGCACTTAAAATAATATTTATTTTGTCTTTCGCTTCTTATCATTTTATCCTTCTTTTAGGCGGTTTGTCGTCAGGGTTGTGTTTATCGTAGCCGTCTTTCTTTAAGCGTCTTTCTCTTTGGTTTGCTTTGTATTTTATTATCCTATCTTCTTGTGTGTATTCGTTTCTTATTATTGTTGGCATACCTTTGTTTTCTGTAAGGCATTCCATTTCCTGTTCGCAACAATAAGCGTCTTTGTTTCTTAACTTATTGTTTCTAAAAACAAAAGTGTATTTATTTAGTTCTATTTCGTTTCCACATATATCACACTTGTACCTCATCTTCTAATTTTTTTAATAAGTTTTCAGGTGTGTAGATTTTATCCGTTCCTGCATAGTTTTGGTATATACAAGTAAAGTTATTGTCTTTCCAAGTCCATAACGACTTAACACCATTTTTAATGTGGTTTCTTAAAAGCCATTTAATAGTTGTGTATTTCATTTGTTTTTGTTATAGATTGCAGTTATTCCTTTCCATACTGAATTAAGGCAACTACTGCAATTAGTTGTTACTTTGTAATTCGTTCCGTAGATTGTATTGTATAGTTCAATCAACTTTGCTTTTGTTTCGTGGTCTTTCGCTTGTCCTTTTTCTAAGTCAGGCATAATTTCTAATACTTCTTTTACTAAGTGTGCTGGTACTTCTTTTGGCTGCTCTATTTCTTTTGTGCTTTTCCATAAACCTATCGGACATTCTGTAAAACTTAATGTCGTTTTAACTCGCATAAAGCAACCACACTTCTTGCAAGTTCCTGTTGGCTTAAAATAGTGTTCGCATTGCCTGCATATATAAAGCCGTTCTTTTCGTATTTCATTACTCGTAAAATATTTCACTATCTAATATTTCTTTAAGTTTCGTTCTTACTTTCTTTATTGTGCTGAATAAAGAGTTTCTGCTTATTCCTGTTTTCTTTGCTAAACTATCAAGCGTATGTCCTTCGTTGTAATATACTTCAAATACTTTCTTGTCGTACCAATACATTTTCTTTAATTCTCGTTCAATCTTTTCTATTGCTAATTTCTTGTATATGCTTTCGTCTATAACATCAGGAATTTGTGAAATGTCTTTTTTATCAAACCAATTTGCTTTTACTTGTGTTTTTCTTGATGTTTTTTTATTGTAACTTTCATCAATCTTTGTATAGTATTTCCTGTACTTATAGTAATATGTACTTCTGCTGCTTGTTATTGCTCTATGTATAGCAACTGCACCATACTTTACTAACCCTTCTAATCCGTCTTTGTCGTATATGTCGGTAAGGGTTTGTTTGTTCATCTGCATAAAATATAACATCTGTTCCTGCACCACTTCGTCAATTACATTCTTGTCGTCAGTATAGCGTTCTGCTACTGCAACAAATCTACTTCTGTTGTCTGCAATTAGTTTGTATATTTTATCAATCTTTTTCAATCTTTAATTGTTCTAAGTCATCAATAATCTTGTAACTTAATTCTGTAAGTAAAGTTTTATATGCTCTACAAGCAGCACGATTTTTAGTTGTTTCTACACCTGCCAGAAATCCACTAAAACAACTTGTCAAGTTTGTAGGTATTATTGACATAAAATCTGAATAAGCACCTAACTTTTTATCTCCGTATTCGTTATGATACTTAATAATTATATCTACAACATCTAAAAAATTATTGTATTTAGTTTCTGTTGCTACTTCTTTCATACTTTCGCAAACTGTTATTATATAAGTATCTAAAATGTTTTCGTGTTCTCTATTGATACCTATTGCTTTTATCATTCGCCAAATTTAAGGATAATTTTATTCTATTCCTTTTTCTTTTTTCAACTTATTAACAAGTTCTTTGTAATAACTTATCTTTTCTTCATAATCACTACGGCTAACTTTTGTAATTTGATTAGATAAAAATTCTAATTCTTGTGCAGTACCTTCACCGAACTTATTGTCTAACCTAAGTCCGAACTTAAATTGTTCGCCTTGCTCAAACATATTACATTTAACACATTGTACTTGACAGTTCGTTTCATCCCACCTTGTTGCGTGGTGTCTACGACTTTGAAAATGCCCACATTGCATTTTCTTATAGTGTGCAACTTTTCCACAAGTAAAACATTGACAAGCACCTTCTTTTGTTGCAAACCTCAACCTAATAAACAAACTGAACCATTTGTCTAATTCTTTTTTAAGTTTAGATATTGGTTTTTTCATTTATTTTCTTTCTATAAACTTTTGTGTATGTGCTATCTGCAATTTCCCAAGAATTTATTTTGTCTTTGCTTAACCAGCAATACTTTGCTTTTGTTCTGCTTATTATTTGAACAAACATATAATGAGTTATTTTTTTATTAGGGTTGTTTTGTGCAGAATAATTAACTCGTAAATATTCTGCTGATTTTTTTACACCTTTAACATCTATCAAATATTTTTCGCCTACACCATATAATATAATATCTGCTTCAACTATTGGATTTTCTTCTACTAATGGTGCAACTTTTATTTCATTATCTCCATTGTCTAAGTAGTGTCTTGCTATTAACTCGGCTAAAATACCAAGCATAGATATTTTGTGTTCTCTTTCGCCCCTGTATTTTTCTGTACCCTTTTTGTAAATATGTTTTGAGTGCATTGTTCTTAGTGTTGCCAACTCGTCTGCTAATTGTACAAAGCATTTAGGGTATTTTAATTCTTTCCAAATCATTCAAAATCGTCATCTACAAACTTAGAACAAAATATTGCTTCCAATATACAGGCAATAATAAGTATTGCCCAAACGATTGTTAATATCTTCATTTCAATAAGTTTTTAGGATAGTATTCTAATTCGTTAGGGTTTTGATTAAGTGTTTCAACTTGATAAATTGCTTCATTGATTCTTTCTTTGTGCTGAAAGCACCACCGATAAAAAGTAGTTATGTTTAGATATTGTTGTTCTTTTGAATACCTAACACCTAACCTAAAAGCCATTTGTACCTGCTCTAAATTCATTTGTTTGATCCGTTTGTCTATTTGTAAATCTTCAAAGAATATTTTAGCAAGTGCTGCCATTGTTTTGCCGTCTGTATTGTAACCTAACTCTATTGAAGTTTTGGCTATTAAATCGTATATATCTTCTACTTTCATAATAATTCTTTTCCTTTAATGTATTCGTTAATTTGACTATCTATTTTAGAAGTTCCTTTGTTCCATTTCTTTTGGTTTCTTTCCCACCTTTTAAGTCGCAAAGATATATCAAATGTCGGTTGCTTTTGCCACCTCATCTTATTTTTTGTACCCTCGCACCAATACTCTATAAAATCTATTTTAAGTTCTTTTGGATAATCCAAATCCATAACTTCTGAAACAAACTTTTCCCTTATAGAAATATTATTTTTTATTGTTATTTCTTTATTCTTATTAATAGTTTGCGTTTTTTTAACAACTTGTTGTTCGCTTTTTGAATAACTTGTATTGAAATAACTTAACAACTTGTTTTCGTTTATCTTAAAATGTTGTTTAGCAGGTATTCCTATAAGTTTAGTTTCTATAATACCTAACGACTTTAAGTTCTTAATTGCTTTTCTTTGTTGGTGTGAAGTTAAAGTTGTATCGTCCTGAATGTTCTTTGCAGTATTAAAAAACCAACCTTCATTTAACTTATTGTTGTCTATAAAGTATTGTTCTTTTGAAATTAAGTCAGCCAATAGGACTACTTCGTGTAATCCTATTTGTTTGGCTAACTCTTTATTCACTACTAAAAATGCAGTACTGCTTAATAAGTTTTTCATAATAAATTTACTTCTATTGAATGATTGTAATCTGTCAAAGCAAACCTAATACTATTAAGCATTTTAGAAAATTGTTTGTAAGAAGTTTTTAATGAACAACCTACTTTTCCTGACTTTACAAGTATTTCTACTTGTTCAGGTTTGTCTTCTTGTGTAAATTCTAACAAGTGCCTTTTCATTGTTCTGCAATCGTCAAAAGTAGTTTTAGCACCATTAATTTCGTTGTAAGCAGTATAAACCTTATTAAACATTTCTCTATATTCTCTCCAAGATGCGTAGTTAGATCCGTGCTTATGTTCGTAATGATATATTAAACTTCTATCTCTATTAAGCACGTCTGCAATAACCCTTTGATGTATAAAAGAAAGTCGTCCAATATTTGCCGCTACTAATCTTGGGATTTGTAATTCAAGTTTTCTTGACTTAAAAGATAGTGAACCTTTGCGAATCCCTACTAACTGAGTAGTAAGGTCGCAAATATCTTCAAATTTTTCTTTGTCTGTTATATTAGAAAGGTAAGTCATTGCCTTGTTTTTTAGGTTCGTTAATAGTTTGTTTTCCATTTACCCAATCTGCAAATATTTGTGCAGTTGAACAAACTTCCTCAGGACTACAATCATTACCTCTACAAAAATCTACTGCTGCTTTCAAACTACTTTGCCTTACAATTAAGTCCTGCACATTGTCATCTTTTTTGTAGTTAATAGGTTGTCCGTTACTTTGTGGTGGTGCGTAGTAAGGTTTTACTTTTGGAAATTTGCCGTCAATAAATTCATAGTTGGCTTCTTCACCTGCTACAAATTTAGTTTGGTTTTCCATTTTACTACTGTACTCGCCACAATCTCCGTTTTCAAATTCGACTTCAAATTTGTACATCATTCCGTAATTGCCTTCCCAAGTACCATTACCTGTTACTCTTTTTACTTTGCTTGTTTTCATAATTTAATTATTTAAGTGTTGGCTACTCTGTTTAAGGTTTTCGCCTTCCCCTATGTCTTTTATGTATTTAAGTGCTTGTTCTGTCATATACTTTGTATCTAACCATTCTAACAATTCAATAGTGTCAAATACTATTGTAATGTCTTTTCCGTTTTCATCTTTTCCTGCTAAATAAACTTCGTTTCTATGGCATTGAAAAGTATTTATATCGTGTAAGTTCTTGTATTTCATCTGCTTAGTTTTTTGTATAAAAGTATTAAAAAAATTGAAGTTGCTATTATTGTTTCCATATTAAAAATTTTGTATAATAAAACCTTTTTGTCCAACAGATATTAATCGTGTATATTCGTAAAGTTCATCAATAGTAGGATATTTTTCTTTATCATAATTCTGATGAAATTCTGCTAAGTCGTCATATTCAGTATATTCAACACACAAAGCAATAGGGTCAAACTCAATGCTTTCGCCTGTGCTATCCTCATATTCTTCAAGGTAATCAAATAAAGATTTTAACCCTAACCTGCTAAAATTGTCAGGTCGGTGTTCATCAAACCATTTGTGAAATAATTCAAATGTTACTTTTGTTTTCATAATTATTTAGTTTTAGTTAATTTCTATTCCTGTATGCTCTTTGCAATCTGAACATAGGTCGGTACCTTCTATAATCTTTGCACCGCAACATTCTGAGTGTGTAGAACAATCGCAACATTCTTTGTAATCTTTGCAATCGTCACAAACTTCGCAAGAATAACAAAGCATATCGCCTTCGTATAGTTCAAGTTCATTACCACATTCTTTACAACATTCTTGTTCTGTTGTGTTTTCTCGTGGGTCGTTATACCCTCTGTAAGTTGCATTTATCCAATTTGCGTAATTCATTTGCCTAATTGTTTTTGTGTTCTTACTAAGTCAATCATTAATTGCCTTACTTCTTTTGCAGATTGATAGTGTCCGTCTGCACTTTCAACCCAAGATTGAGCAGAATTGTTAAGATTGTCTTTTGCATAGTCATTATACTTAATAGATAAGTTTTCGTGATATGTTGCTAAGGTATTAAGTTTAGTGATTACCATATCTGCATTAAAAGTATCAATACCTTTGTAACTTGCTCGTAAATCAACATTGTTTGAAATTGCTTTACTTTCGTTGCCTAATTTTTCTACTTCGGCTTGTAGGTTCTCAAATGTTTTCATTGTTTTTGTTTTAGTTAGTTAATATTTCAATATCAAAATCAGGAACACTATCTAGGGTTTTTACTCCAATGTCAAACCACTCAACATTAGTTTCGTTATCCCAAGTTCCCTCTATTAGATAAACAGGTTGTGGTTTTGTTATTCCTGCTTCACTGCTCCACTCAATTGTTCCTGTACCTCTAATTGTTCCTTTGAATGTCATTAAGAAGTCATAACATTCAATTTTGTCTCCTACCTTAAATTTTGTTTTCATTTTGTTTTAGTTTTATGGGGGGCTTTTACACCCCCCTGATTATTACATTGTTGTTTTTATAGGTTTTGGAAACCACTTTTGAATTTCTTCATTTGTGCTATTTTCTAACATTTCCATTATCTCTTTGGTTTCTGAAATTGTTGTAAAATGTTCATTTGAACCCTCTCCTGTAAGTGTATCAATTATATAATACCCTATTCCCTTCATTTTGCAAGTTCTTGTAAATCTTTTTGTTTTCATTGTTTTAGTTTTTAATAATTATAGGGCAAATATACAACCTTTTTTTTAATTCACAAACATTTTAACAGAAATATTTACAAAGTTATTAACAATTTATATGTTAATAATATAAGCAGTTGTAATTACCTGTAAGGGTATTACACCTAAAATAAAAGAAAGTTCGTTAGAAGTCCTTATACTGCGAAATAAAGCACTATTAGTATAAGAATAAAGTAAAATATAGTAAGTTTAGTAGAAGTTGATAGTTTCATAATCTCATTAATAAATTGATTGGTACTTTGCCATTTAATACAACACCACAAGCAATAGCAGGTTTTTTACCTCTTTTTGCATACGCCATAGCATAACTATCGTGATTAATTCCGCAGCCGATTTGCATTCCAAAGATACGGAAGTTCTGTCCTACATAGTGTTCAATATAGCATTGTGTATGTAAGTGTCCTTGTACAGTATTCATCATATCAGCACGACACTTAGTTCTTGCAGTTCCTGCTTCTCCGTGTATGTATTGTACTCCGTCTATTTCTAATCTATCTACAAATTCCCAATTAGGTACTTCTAATACATCTTTGTAGGACTTAATCCATTTAGAAGGTATTGCAGAAGTTTGTCCTTTGCGGAAAATCATTCTGTCGTGATTACCGATAATAACAGTAGCGTCAGGAAATGCTTTATACCACCTGCTTATTCTTTTAATAGCAAGTTCAAGTTCATCAGCACCACCCATTCCGTCAGCATCTGTTTCGTGGTAGGAAGAATAGTGGTTGTCTATAATATCACCAATAAAAACTACATCAGTACAACCCCAATAAACATATTGTTGTTTGCACCAATCTAAGTATTCATCTAAACAAAAAGGTTCGTGAAGGTCGCCAATAACTAAAACATTACGCTTAGCCATTCGCATACCTTCAATAACCTTTATTTCGTTAGGTTTTAA